CACGGTGCTCGGCTACATCGAGAACGCGGACGGACGCAGCATCGAATCGGTCGACGTGACCAGGGGGCAGAGCGCCTACCGCATCGTCATCCCGTGGCTGGACTCCGTGACCGTCAAGAGCCGGATCCTGCTGCGCGAGACTGGCAAGACTGACCGGACGCTAGAGCTGACGGGCGTGGTCGATCCCGACCTGCGGCGCATGGAACTCCACATTGAGGCGCTCGAGGTGACGGCATGAGCTTCCGACGCGGCCCCACGTTCAACAGCCCTGAGCATTATGTGAACTCGCTGGCGTTTGCTCGTAGCCAACGGAACGCAGCATTCGCTTTTGAGCAGATGCGCGGCAAGGGCAGTTCGAGGGCTGACGAGCAACTCCTGCGGGCTGAACGTGTGTTCTTGGTTCTGCCTGACCGAGTCAGTCGCAACCTTGCCAAGCAGCTTCTCCGGCGCAGTCTGACACGACTGCGGAAGATGTACCAAAACAACTGGCGCAGCCATGGTGCCACGCACCGCAGCTACGGCGCGCAAATGAGCCTGCGGAAAGCGGCATCATCGGTCATTCAATCAAACGCCGACACTCGAGGCGATAAAACGACGGCGCGAGCTGGTATGCGCTACAAGCGCAAACCGAGGAGCTACATCGCACCAATCGTTGACTCGAAGCCCGGCTGGGGCATCAGGAAAGCGACCCAAGACCAGTTCCCGCCTCGCGTGGCACTGGAAGACCTCGCCATCGTCATCGAACAGCAGTTCGACGACCTGGTGCGCAAGGCACGGCTGAAAGCGAGGAAGTCGTGAGCATCGAAACCGCGGTGCGCAGGCGACTGTCCGACGATGCCGCCGTTGTGGCGCTCGTCAGCACTCGCATCAGCCCGGAGTGGCGGCGCGAGGGCACGGCGCTGCCTGCCATCGTCTACAGCGTCGACAACCGTGCGCCGGTGCGCACACTGACCGGGACGACGTCCCTGGCTGAGTTTTCGGTGTCCATCGACTGCATTGCGGCGACGATGTCAGGCGCTCGAGCGCTGGCGGCAGTCGTGTCGGACGTTCTCAACGACAACACTACTTACGGCGTGGTCGACGGCACGCAGATCCGCTGGTCAAGCACCGACGGCGAGGACGTCGAGCGCATGGACGATCAGGAAGGGACGGATGACGGCCCGCGTGTGGTCCGTCAGACGTACCGCATTTGGGCAACAGGAGGCTAGTCATGGCAGTAATCAGCAACGGAACATCGATTTCGATCGGCGGCGGAGGGGCCGTCGACGCAACCGACATCAGCATCACGGCATCCAGCACCGCTGTTGACGCGACCCCACTGAACAGCGCTGTATCGGTGGCAATCCAAGGTAGACCGGTTGTGACTGGTTCTGCCACAATCCACATGGACAACGCTGCTGCCTTGACCTTGGCGCAAAAATTTGCAGGTGCTGCGCCGGTCACGACGTCGATTTCAATTTCCATCGCGGCCGCCGGCGGCGGATCTGGAGGAGTTGACTTCAGCGGTCAAGCGATCATCACGGGCTACAACCCATCGTGGTCGAACGATGCCATCCAAACCGCCACGGTTTCGTGGCAGTACACGGGTGAAATCACAGTGGCTCGGGCCTGACATGTGGCGGCAGTTCACTGATCCGGCGGTAGCGTCTTTCCCTGGCCGTCTCGAGGTCCGGCCGCTCACCGTCGGCGAGTGGCGCAAGGTCGAGCAGCTCGACGAGGCTGACAAGCAGGCTTTGGTGCTCGAGTCGTGCACTCGAGTCGACGGCGTGCCTGGTCACGTTGGATTGGATGTTCATTTGGCTTCTGCTCTCGTCAGAGGTGTCATGGCAAACCCTTGGAATGGACCGCAGCAGACCGAATAGAACGCCTGCTGACGGTCCTCGCGTACGGGCTGACACGGCAGCCCGAATCGGTAGTAGAGCCCTGGCGCAAGCCGCGCCAGGCTGACTGGATGGCGACTCTTGAAAGGATTGCGGTATGGCAAAAGTCGGACTCGGAGTAGGAATCGACTTCGATATCGGCGGGCTGCGCAAGGGCGTCCAGACCGCGACTAGCGAGCTTGAGCGCCTGCGCAAGTCGAGCAATCAAATCGGCAGCGCGATTAGTGCTGCCATGGCGCTTCCTATCGTCAATTTCGCCAGCAGCGTCATGGAAGCACATGCTGAGGCGCGCAAAATTCGAGCCGATTTGATGGGCCCGTTCAGCGGCAAAATGATGACGGCGCAGATTCAGGCAGACATGATGAAGATGCAAGTCGGACAACGAATGGTCGGCGCTGGGCTCGATGAGCCAGAGGCCCGCAGGATTAGGATGGAAGCGGAAAAGGAAGTCATGAGCGGTTTGATGGCTCAGCAGAAGGGATCGACGCTTGGTCGATCGTTGGAAAACTTCTTTGAGGGGCCAGGGCAGTACATTTCCAACATCGTCAAGGGGTTGGAGGGTGGAGCCTCCTATTTGGGCGCTGTCGGTTCCGAGACGCTCAGCGGCAATCTCGGCCCACTATCCAGCCTCATGACAGGGGAACAAGTCGGACGTTTTGAAGATCCGACGAACCGAGCGAGAGCGGAACTAGGCCTAACTCGCATGCAGGCTGGTGGCGCTTTGGCAAGCGGTCAAACCGAGCAGTTCGAAGGACTGCGCATGCAGCTCGAGCGACAAACTTACATCCTCGCCGAAATCGAACGCAACTCAAAGGGGAGTCGCTAATGGCTTGGATTGTTACAAAGAAACACGCGAGCCAAAGCCTGTCGGCTGGCGTGGAGCCGCAGGAAACTCGGTTGCGCACTACGTTTTTAGTTCACAACGACAATCCGTCGTACAACGGTACTAGCGAAGACGTTTACAACCTTTTGCAATCGATCAAGGACGCACAGGCGCCGTTCAATGTCATCAAAGGCATTGGTACCCGTATAGAACTTAAGGCGAACAGTCAGACCAAGGCGCAGCTGATTGTCACTGATCTGCAAATCGACGTTGAACCGACCCGCGCTAACTCATATGTGGTGACACAGACCGCTAGCGCGCCAATCGTCGGACTGAGTCCATATCGCGGAATCAAAGTTAGTTCGCAAACGCAGAATCGCGTGGTAGCGCAATACATTCGCCCAGGCGCAGCGTCTTTTCCACCGGACGGCGACGTGTCATGGCCAGCAGTTTCCCTGATTGGCAATGGAACTATCACCAACGTGATGGGCAATCCGATACAGTTTGCGGTCAATCAGGAGGTGATCAGGATTGAATTCCTGGTCCACGACCCAGAGGTTGTGGGCTACACCAATTGGCCTGCAAATCCTGCGCAGTACGTCAACAGAAGGAATTCGGCGGTGTTTCTCGGTTTGGGGATAGGTCAGGTTCTGTTCGCAGCATACGAACGGCGTTTCGTGACAGACCAAACGTCGATGGAGTGTTACACCTTCATCAGCGACCCTTGGTACCACCTCGAACAGATGCCCCTGCGCAACCCGGTCGACGGATCGATTTGGAACGATTCAACGCAAACTATCGCCAGCCAAACGGTGAAAGTTTCTACTAAAGCCGTGTGGTTCCAGCCCTATCAAGACAAGGTCGACTTCCTCGGCACCGGATTGGTTCTGCCGAGTGAAATCATCAATCTGTTGACGACACCACTCCCGGCGTACTCATGAGCAGCGGATTTCTACAGCCTGTGGTTTATGGCGCGGCGGGATTCAGCGCCGAGCAGTTGAACGTCATCGTTCGTTCGTCGCAGTTCATCAGCGACAACCTTGGCCAGCTGCAAAGCCTGTTGACCGCGCCTGGTGTCACGCGGCAGTGGCATGCCATGCGTGTAGTTGGTTCGTCATCAATTGCGGCGAACCGATGGGAATACGTGCTCCGGAAGGTGCAGCCCGCGTCGACTCCGACAACAATTGTCGATTCAGGTCTGACCGAATTGACCGAGGTGACGGCCTACAACCTCGCAGAGTACGGCAACACTGCGGCGGTAGCGGGTGGCGGCGTCAATGCCACACGCGCAAACACGAACGGTTTTTCTCTGCTGAAGGTGCCGGACGATGCTTTCGTGCATGCGTTCGTGATGTATCGGGCTGACGGCCAGTCGGTAGCGCTGTTTGAGCGCATGAACGCATGGGATGGTGAGTGCATTGCTGCGTTGATCAACACCATCGACGGGGGAATCTACTAATGCCTGACCTGATTTTGCTCAAGCGATCGACAGCGACCGGAGCGGTGCCCACGACTGCTCAGTTGGTGTCCGGTGAACCAGCCATCAACACCACCGATGGCAAACTGTTTGCCGAGAAC